GATGAACTCCCCGGAGCCATAGGTCGGGTCGTCCGCCACAACAATCGTCCCGAGGGGATGATTCTTCGTGGTGCTGGTATCGGCAATCGCCTGAATGCCGATGATGGGACTGCGTACGATGAACGCCATGTTCTGATCTCCTTAGGTGGCGTCGATGAGCTTGCCCTGCAGCGAACGATTGCTGCAGCACATCTGGCCCATGAACAGGAGGGGGATGACTTCGGCGTCCTGGTTGACCGACATCTTCTCGCTGAACTCGGTCCAGTTGGCATCCTCGTGGACGACCATTTCGAGATAGTCGGTGTTGAGGAAGTACATGATCTCGGCAGTCGTCGAGAAGTTCGAGTTGCTGTCGAAGATCACGTCGGCGGTCTGGTACTTGATCGAGTCGAAACCCGCCGCCGCCTTGCTGCTGCTGCTGAACCGCTGAAGGTCCTGCAGCGACTCCCAATAGAAATTGTAGAAGTCGTTGCTGGACACCAGCAGGTCCGGCTTGTCCGCACCGCGCACACACTGAAGCCACAGCGTGTTCATGTGGGTTTTGATCGTGCTCTTAGAGGGCGCGGTCGGGCACTCGTAGAATTGGTTTTTCCAGAACGTATAAGTTCCCGCGACGATGCCGCCGACCGTGCCCGTGCCATCGCTGGTCACGAGGTGGCCGAGGCCGCCCATCTGGTTCGGCAGCGCGCCGTCGGAGTAGATGTCGACCGACATGTTGTTCGCGGCGGTGCGCAGCGCGTTCTTGAGCTTCGAGCGCGCCAGATCGATGATCTGGTTCTTGCCCGAGTTCTTGCGCAGCTCCAGGCCCGAGGCGACCACATGGATGGCGGCCTGCGTCCACTGGAACTCGGCGGCGCTCAGCACGTCGGACTGCTGGATGTTCAGCGAGTCCATACCGGCATAGCGCTGGTAGGTGCTGTTCTCCGCGTAATCGAGCGGGCGGACAATCGAGTTGCCGCCGTCGAGCTTGCGGATATTGCCCTTCTCCTTCATGTAGCGATAAAGGGCGTTGTTGTCCGACACGTTGTCCGTGACGACGCTCGGATGCTCACGGAGGGTCGTCGTGACCAGTTCCGTGAAGGTACTGTTGGCAGGCATGACGTTGATCCTTCAGATCAGCGCGACCTCAACTCACGAGCCTTGTTGTCAAACGTCTCTTGCCAGCTTCCGGCCTTGACGGGTGCCGTCGGGGCGGTGCCCGGACGCCTCGCGAAGGGGGCGACCTTGGCATCCTTGGCCTGACGTTCCTTGGCCTCGGCTGCGGCCTTTTCGGCCGCAACCCTTGCCCGAACCTCGGGGGATGCGTTGACCGCCATGTCGTAGAGAGCGTTCAAGTCCATGCCGGGCTCGTACAGCTTCGTCATCAGGGGCTCGACTTCATCGAAGTACGGCTTGTCCTTCTTGAACGAAGCCACCGTCTGCTCGGCGGCCTTCAGCTTCTCCGACTGGGTTTGTTCCTTGATGCTGGTGAGTTCCGACTTGACCGCGTTCAACTCGCGATAGAGGTCGCTATTGGGATTCGGCTGCCGCTGCGGTTGCGGCGCGCCCGTAACCAGCGCGTTGAGGTCGACTCCATAAGCCTGTGCAATGCGAAGGATGGCTTGATCCGGGTGCTGCTTGATGAAGCGATCACCGTCCATGAGCCCGCGCTGATAGTCAGGCACGGACAGATTTAGGGCTCTCGCAGCTTCAGCCAGCGGCGCGGCCAGCTCCTCGTACTGCTGGAGTGACTTGATGCGCTGCCCGTCCGTCGTGATCCTCTGGTGAGCCTCGCTTTCCCTGGCAGCTATATCGCGCTGCACATCGGGTGGAAGCGTTGACCACTTTTCTCTCAGCGACGCTGGCAGCGACTGCGGCGCCTCGATGGTTGGCGCGGGGGCCAATTCGGGCGGCGCAGCCACGGGGCTGCCAGGAACCTCTACGCCCTCGGGAGCGCCCGATTCCGGGGGCGCTACGACCTTGGGCTGAAACCTTCCGCCGGCGTCCCTCTCGGGCTCGTTGCGGCTGAAAATATCGTTTCCGACCTTGGCCAGCGTCTCCTCTAGAGACGGCCTCGGCTGCTCTACGACTACAACCTCCTGCGGGCCGCTCGGGGCGGACTCGGTCGAAGGCTGGGAAATTTCGTCGGTCATTTTAATACCCGGTTAGAGGGTTAGGCAAGTTTCTTCTTGAGCCGCGCGGGCAACTCATCCCGCGACAACCGTTGGTATCCATCATCAGCCGGAGGCTTGGCGCGAGGCTGCCAATCGCGGCCGGATGCCTCGGCATACTTCTTGTTGTGGTAGACGATGTCCTTGGCCTTGCGTTCGCTGGGATCGACCTCGCGAACGCCGTGGATCTTCATCTCCTCGCGGCGCTGGCTGCGGCTGGTGATCTCCTTGCCGCTGAGGGGCGACTTGTAGGAGACATCGCGCACGACATAGGGGCTCGGCACGAAGTCGTGGGTGGGAACGGCCATGGGGATGCCGTCGCGGTCCACGAAGTGTTCGCCATTCCAGCGGTAGCGCGTCATGCGGCCAACAGCATCAAGGCTGCCTCCTCGTCGTCGTTCGCGATGTCTGCCTGTATGCGGGCCAGCGCGGCGTCGATCCGCTGCATGGCGTCCTTCACCTGCGCCAGCGTGAGCGCGTGCGTGTCGGGCTCTGCCTTCAGCTCTCGCAGCACGGCCTTCGGGCTGGGCGGGACGGGATCGGCCTCGGCGGCGGCCCGGCGTGCGAGGATGCGCTGATAGGCGTCCTCGACCTTTTGGTCGATCTCGTGCCGGCGGACCTTCGCGGAACCGACGCGCTGTCGACCCGCGCCGCCGCCCTTCGCGCCGGGGCTGGGGGCCGCAACCACTGTACCGATGACGGTCGGGACCGAGCCCACCAGATGGATCGCGCCCGGAACGACATCGACCACGACGAGGTCGGTGGTGGCGACGGTCGGCACCGCGCCTTCGATCTCGATAATGCCGGGGGCGACACCGACGATGACATTGACCACGACAGACGGCGTGGCGCCGTCGATCTCCACAGAGCCCGCCACCACGTCCACGGTCTGGTGGTCAGTGGTCGCGACCGTCGGGGTTGCGCCATCCAGCTCAAGCGCACCCGCCACTACGTTGACGTACTGGCCCACGATGACGGAGGGCGTGGCACCGTCCAGCTCCGCAGAGCCGGGAACGACGTTCACCGTCTGGTGGTCGCTTACCGTGACGACTGGGGTGGCGCCGTCTGCCTCTACAGCACCGGCCACGACATCGACGAAGATGTCCGCCGTCGCTACAACAGTCGCCTGTGCGCCGTCCAGTTCCAGCGCGCCGGAAACAACGTCCACAAGCTGATGCGCCGTCGCCGCGACTGTAGGCACGGCACCAGCGGCTTCGATGGCGCCCGCCGCAACATCGACGGTCTTATGATCGGTGGCTGCAACCGTTGCTGTTGCGCCTGCAATCTCGGCAGCACCAGGGACCACGGCGACCGACTTGTTGTCGGAGACGGCCACAGTGGGGATCGCGCCGTCGGCTTCGATGGCGCCCGCGATGACTGCAATGGACTTGTTGTCTGAGACGCTGACGGTTGCCGTTACGCCATCCAGCTCAAGCGCACCGGAAACGACGGCAACGGACTTGTTATCCGATGCAGTGACGGTACCGATAGCACCATCAGCCTCGATGGCGCCGGGAACGACGGTGACGGTGATGGCGGCGACGGTCGACGAGAGCACCAGCGCGCGGCCCGCGAAATCCTTGGCGGCGGCGGTGGTGGTCGCCCGGCTTTGGAAGTTTGTGCCAGTTCCGGGGCCTTTCCACTGCCCGCTCACCGTCATCGAAGTGAGGTCAGAGCCGGTGTTGGCAACCGCCGTCACCATGGTCGACCAAGAACCGTCCAGCGTGTCCGAGTCGCCTGTGACCGTCGTGTTGGTCTCAATGGCGTTCCCGGCGAAGACGTATTCGTTCGCGCCAGTGCCAGCCGAGCCAGAACCTTGCGTGGTAGAACTGCCGGTGGAGCCGCTTGAGGCGAGCGAATACGATATTGTCTCGCCCGCACCGGGCTGGACGCGATAGGCGAGGATTGCCTTCGATGTCACGTTGGGGCTGAAATTCACCGTGATGGTGCCGCCCGACAGCGCGGACGTTACCGGGCACGTGAATTGCGCGAACTCGCAGCCAGCGTTCGCGCTGCCCGGATCGCGAACAAGGACACTACCCCGCAGCGTGTACGTATTGCCCGCGCCGTCTGATGCCGACTGCGTCGCGGCGGTAGCGCCACCAGCCCCGGCGTTGTCGGCCGCCACCATGACGACCAGCCAGTCGCCAACGCTCGCCGTCACTGATCCAAGGGTCAGCGTCGAACTGGACGAGGTACTGGTGTTCGTCCCGACGTTGGTGACAGTTGCGGCCATAGAGGCGCCGCCTTTAGGGGTTGACCGTCAGTTGAAACCAACCCTGCGTCGAGTGCGGCGATACCGTGAGCGTGTTGCCCGCTGTTGCCGTGACGTTGGCCGGGGCCGCATCAAGGAGCATGTAGCCGATCAACTTGTCATTGGTGGCCGTGAGGTCGACCAGCACAGCGTAGCGGGCCGTGATGCCCGAGCTGGTGGCCGTCCACACAACATCGTTGCTGTCGAAGGTCGCCACGCCGCTCGAACGGTTCCAGGTGACACCCGTCAGCGTGATGCCGCCGGTCGTGTAGCCGTTGGCGTTGCTGACTTCGTTCGTGAGGTCGGCCAACTCGTCATGGGCCGAACTCGGCGTGTAGCTCGACGTGTGGAGCTGTAGCGCGAACGTGTCGTTGTCGAGGTCGATGGTTCCGTCGGCGATCAACTCGGCAACGGAGTCGTAGATGGTGAAAGTACCTGCAGCCATGTCAGTTGCTCCTTGCGATTACCTTGCGGGCTCCGGCCGGGCGGCCATCTGCCCCACGAACAAGCTCGGTTTCGGCCAACGTGGCCTGTGCGAGCGCGGTAAGGCCTTCCTTCATGTCCGCGCCCATGCGGGCGAAGCCCTCTCCGAGGTTCTGACCGAGCGTCGCCACGGCTTCGGCCATCGCCTGATTGCCGCCGCTGATCGACTCGGAGAGGGTCCTTGCGGTGTCGGGGTCCTTGAGCATTTCGCCCTCGGCCTCGACCTGTCGGCCGCGCGCCTCGAAACTGTGCTGACTGCGCTGCAGGCCCGTTGCGTGTTCGCTCTTCATGCGCTCCATGTCGGCGGCGTGCGCGCGGTCCTGCTGCTTGCTGGCTTCGCCGGCCTGCAGCGTCTCGCGGTGTTGCGCGGCGCTGTGTTCGAGCTGTTCGCGCTTGAGCCTGATTTCTTCGGCCCTGAAGGCGTTGTCGGCCTGCATCTGGCGTTCGGCGCGGGCGTTCTCCTGTGCCGCCTTCTGCGCGTCCAGTTGGAGCCGGGCCTGCTTGTCCTGCGCTTCCACCTGCAGGCGGGCCTGTTCGCTGGCCGCGTCGGCCTCTGCCTTGATCGTGGCCGGGTCCTTGGGCGGCGGCGGCTTGGGCTGCTGCGCGGCTTCCTTGGCTCTCGCTTCCCACTCGCTGAGTGTGACTTGCACCTCGCGGCCGAGCTTGGCCGACCGGGTGAAGGCCGCAGCCACGGTGATCGCCACCTCGGGCGGCATGGCGCCGGCCTGCACGACAGGCAGCACGCCCTGCCAGTACGCGCCGAAGCCTTGAATAAAGCCGGTGATGGCTTCGGCATGGCGCTGCTGGTCGCCACGGATTGTGCTGTCCGTCTCGATTTCGATCAAGAACTCGCGTTGCAGATCCGACTTGAGAAGCTTGGCAACTGCTGGCGCGATGGACGGCGGCGGTGGCGCCGGCATGGGTTGCAGGGGCGGCTGGCCCGGCTGCGGCGGCGCGTCCATTGGCGGCCCGCCATTGTGGCCCATGGGCGGCGCGGACTGCGGCTTGTCGATCTCTACGCCCGTCATTGCAATGAACTCGGGCAGTTCGAGCTGTTCCGACATCAGGTCGGCCAGCAGGCGGTACAGGTCGCGGGCAAAGCGCTGTACGTCGCGCTGGGCTTCCTGAAGACGCAGGCTGCCCCACTGCGCCTTGAGCTGCTGGGCGGTGGCCGTCTCGCTGGCCTGCGTCGAGCCCCGGAGGATGTCAGCGACGCCCGTGATCTCGTAGATCGTGGTCTTGCATTGCTCGCGGGCTTCGTAGAGCTGCCGGACGAGCTGGACCAGGCCCTCGACCGGCATGACCCATATAGCCTTGTCGATCCCGCTCTGTTGCATGACGCGGGCGGCGTCCTGTGCCGGGGCAAGCTCGCCGTCGGCCAGCCCCTTCATCTTGTTGACGGCGTCCGCCATCGCGCCGTCGTAGATGCCCCGCCACTTCGCCGCCGCCACGATGGCCGAGATGCGCTTGGTCAGCGTGTCCATCTCGTCCGCGAGCGGCTTCCACTCCATGAACTCGCAGATCGGGATCAGGCTGTCCGACGTGGTCACGGCGTACATGGGGCGCGGCGTCGACAGGAAGTTCCGCAGGCTGTACGGGTCTTCCACGACCTTGACCGGCCCATCGCTGTACGACTCCGCGATGAAGTAGACCGAGCGCGTGGACTTGTCCCAAATCTCCCAAACGGTCGCCCGCTTGAACATGTCGGGCACGTCGCGGGAATCGCCCTTCTCGGACTCCGCATGGTCCAGCGTCACGTCGAGCGAGACGAGCGCGCCGATCTTGGGATCAAGCGCGGTCAAGTCCTCGCGCGTCATCTTGTGGCGGAAGGCTTCCCACGGGATATCCTCCCAGCGCTTGGCCGGGCCGCGTCGGTAGTCGTCCCAGATCACGGGCTCGCAGATGAAACGCTTGCTGCCGTTCGGCCCGGTAACGACGCGCACGCGGGCCACGCCCCGGCCCTGTAGCTGCCTGTCCTTGACCACGGCCTGCATGCACGAGTCGAAGTCGTACATTTCCGTCTGGATGCTGATGGCGCGCTCAAGGATGGTCGCCGCCGCATCGCCAACGGGATCGCGCTGCATGAAGCGGCGGCGAATGTCCGGCGCGGGTTCGCTGTTGTAGAGCGCCGGCACGGTGGTCTGTGTGTTGGCGAACAGGATGTTGTAGTTCTGGCCGCGATTCTTCTCGTAGCGGTAACGGTCCAAGGTTTCCTTGGCGTCCTTGCGCCACGGTTCCTCTTCCTTCGTCGCCATACTGATGGCCGTGAGCCAATTGCGCACGGAGATGTCGGGCGTCTCGCTGAACTCGGCCTTGGTCTCGACCGTGCCGGCGGATTGCTCTTCGGTGTCAGCCATTACGCCGCCCTCTTCTGTCGAGCGGCATCAATCATGTCGCGGATGGATGGGCCTCGGATCGTGCCGTCAGGCTGGCCCTGGTAAACGATGCCGGCGGGCTTGGGCGGGTCGACGGCCGGGACGTAGGGGCGCGACATGCAGCCATAGCGGCACTCGTCCGGCGCGTGGTCCTCGCCCTCTGTGTCCACGTCCTCTGGCCTGTCGGGATCATGCTGCAGCGCGGGCAGCGTGCGGATCAGGTGCGTACAGGTGTCGAACATGTAGATCATCGGGCGACCGCCCTCGCCCTTGAGGCGCGCGCGAAGCTGGTCCCAGCCGCCCATTGCGCCGCGCTGAGGCACGCGGGCGTTGTCAGCCCGTGCGAAGCCCACCTTGCCGCCGCTGCCTTTCAGGATGCGCTCGGCAATGGATGGGCCGCCGTCCTGATTGTGCGCCGCCGGGTCGATCACGCCGTAGCGGATCGTGTCGCCCTGCTCGCGCTCCGCGATGCCCTTGCCGACTTCTTCGGCCGTGAGCTTGAGCCCTTCGTTCGGGGTTCCGTTCCAGCCGTACCACTCACGATAACGTACCAGCGCTCCCCGAGGGAATTCTGCGAGTGAACCATCGCTGACGGCCCACCAGCCGACACTGAATGGACGAGCCGAGCCCCAGTCACAGGAACGGAAGCGCAGCCAGTCATCAGGCAGCGCATGAGGCTTGATGATGTGTTGAGGGCCAAACTCCGGAAAGAACGCTCCAGCGATAACATTCCAATCACCCTCAAGCCACGCCCGCACCAACTCGGCATTGCCGCTCATGTGCAGGTTTGCGACGTAGTCCGTGCCGAGATAGCTGTTGTCGACCACGCGCGACGGAATGTAGACGCGGTCGCGGCTTACCTTTTCGCCCGTGAACGGGTTTTGGAACTCGGTTTTGATGATGCTCCAGCCGCGCGGGGCCGGGTCGATGTAGCGGGCTTTGACCCACTGGTGGCCCGCTCCACCAGGATTTCCAGTAGCTCTAAATCCGCACGGGACACCCGCCCCAGAGCGTAGTGTCGCCATGAGTTTGAGTATTGGTGTTGCGCTGGGGAAATTACCGATCTCTTCGATGTAGATGCGCGTGTACGAGTGCCCTTGGTAGTTGTCGGCATCGCTGTCCCTTTCCAGATAGGCGAAGCGAAGGCGAGCGCCATTGGGGAAGCGCCACAGCTTCTCCGTTTCGTTGAAGTCAGCGCCCAAGGGCTTGTAGATGAATTTGCTGCGCTCAATCGTCTCGGTGAGCTGCTTCAGCGTGCGGCGGACCATCAGGCCGATTGCATGCTCTGCGTACTGCTCGGCATGGATGACGAACTCGCCCAGCACGCCGTCGGTCTTCCCCCCGCCGCGCGCGCCGCCGTAGAACACCTCGAACACAGGGCAGCGGATAAGCGCGGTCTGCGGGCCGGGCTGGGGCTTCCAGACGACGGAGTAGTCGGTGCCGTCAGGCATCAGTGCGGCCCATGCTCTGACGCCCACGTATCGGCGTCCTTGGCGGGCATCGGGGCCTCGACCACCATGCGCTGCGTGACCACAACGTCCTGCGTCTGGTTTGGCTTGCCGTCGAGCCGGTCGCCGATTTCCTTGGCGGCCACCATGTCGCCGTCCAGCGCCTTGCTGAAGACGACGGCAGCCAGTCGGTCGAGGTTCTGTTCCTTCTGGACGCGCTTCAGGACTTGGCGGCGAAGGGCCTCGCGCCAGAGCTTGTCTGCGTAGGGTCCGCGAGGGTCTTTTTTGGCGGGCAGAGCCAAACCGCTAACCTCTTGAGGTGTAACGGCTTCTCATCAGCGGAAGAAAGGACTTAGGAAGTCAATGGGGAATAGTCTTCGGCGTCCAGGACGTGCCGCAGGAACACATCGGGCAGAATGACCTTGCTGCCCCATTTGTCTGCATCAAATGGGATATCCCAGAATGGCGCCCGTGTGGTGTGGGCAAGCGCGCTGATCCTCATCAGGCTCGGCGCGGCGACGATGGCCGGAGTGGCGAGCAGGATGAGGCGGCGCTTCATTTGGTGTCCTGCGCCATCCATCGCGCCTTTATGGCGTCGCGCTCGGCAAATATGGCGGCAACGCGCTCGCGCCACTCTTTGCGCTCTGCTCTGGTGCGGACAAGCAAGGTGCCGATGCCGACCGGCTTCAGAGACAGGCCGGGCTCGAACTCGTCGCCCCAGCAGATGCGCGCGAGCAGATCCTTGTCGTCTGCTCTGATTGCTTCCGCCTCAAGCCGCGCCCTATCCTCGAATGTCCACGCGCTCATGCAACGGATGTTATCACGGAAATAGCCCGGCGCGCATCGGCCGTGAGCGTTCCCCAGTTGCTGTATCGGACGACGAAGTAGTTGGGCAACTGCATCTCGTGCCTCTTCCTGCGGATGGTCTTGACGGAATGGCCGGTAGCGCGCGCGATCTGGATGTCGTCGAATCCGGCGGCGCTCATCCTGCGCAGGGTGGCCGCATGTGCGGGGGTGAAGGGGCTGCCGTTCAAGGTGCGCCTCCGGTGCCGTGAGCGGCAAGCCACGCCTCCCCCGCTGCGATCAGAGCCTCGATCTGGACTCTCGCTTCTGCTTCCTCGTCGGGGATGCAAGGCAACTCGTCCTTGGCGCGTTGGACGGCGGATGCGAGGATTACAGGGTCGATCATGCTATTGTCCCTTCTGGTAGGGGCTGGCGGCGATCATGTCTGTCCAGGCTTCGCGGAAAGCCTCGTCAGACGTGTATTGCGCGTCGCACGAGTCCCACTCGCGCAATGGAGCGGCCAGCATCTCCGGCGTCGGTTCAATCGGTATAATCGCCAGTCCTTTGGATGAGAGGGCGGATAGAGCGCGGCGCGCGTAGTTCCTGTAGGGCGGGGACTGGTGCATCTCGTCGCCGTCCACCGGATGCCGCATGGCTTCGGCCAGTATCTCCAGTAGGTCATCCATTGTTGTTCTCCGGGGTTTGGGGTGTCCTGACCTTTGGTGGGTCTTCTGGCGCGCCATCCCCTGCCAATGCAGAACGGGCTCGAAGAGCTGCGGCGCATAGGGCGAGGGGGCCTGTGGGGGCACTCACAAGCGGAAGTGCGTCGCATGCGGCGCGCACTGTGGCGGCGGTTATTGGCCCTGGGGCTACCCGCGGACGCGGACCTCGCGGCGCAAGTTGGGCCAACCAATAGCCCGTGCGAGGCCCCGAATCCCTCATCTCGCCAAGGTTCTCAACCAACAAACCCTCCGGCACGAGGCTCACGGCAGCGTCCAGGCTGGTGGTGTAGTAGGGCGGCTCGGCGGTGGCGTAGCCCTGCGAAGCCGCTTCGATGTCTTGATCCAGATATCGACTCGCCTTCTCCCTCTCTACTCGATCTGCAAGGGCGGTAAGGGCTTCAGCCTTCATCGGTGCCTCCGGGGGCGGCGGGGAGAGGGATTGTGTCCTGACCTTTGGTGGTCGGGCGGGAGGTGCCATTTGTGGGCGGCGCTTCGATGCCCCAGAAATCGCAGGCAAGATTCCGCGCCCAAACGGGGTCCGTGTTGCAGGCGATCTGCCGCAGCAGCGATTCCGCCTTCTCTGCCCGATATCTCAGTATCTCGACCGGATCGCCGCCATGCGTGTGCGCGTCGTACATCACGCGCCAGATCGGCTTGTCGCGAGCCTCAGGCATCGTGCCGCTCATGCGTTCCCCATGAAGGCTTTGCGGGACTTGGCGGCGATAGCTGCCATCCGTTGGTTGACGTTCATGTGTTGGGGGTTCGCGCGCGGCGCGGAGCGGCTTCGCTCCGGCGCAGCGTCGCGCGCGGGGTCAGTATGATTAGAAGTTAAAGAGATATTATCTTTAACATTATGATTGCACGTGCTTGTGGCCTGCTTGGGAGGCTGCTTGCCGCCTGCATACGCATCTGCGTCCGCACGTCGGCTTTCGTGCCATTTCAACCACTTAGCTTGCGCTGCAGAGCTGGCTTTAGATGACTTAATTCCAACGTCCTTGCGCGTCGCGTCGAGTCTCTTCTGGTGCCATTTTCCGTTCTGTCCGAGGAACCAGAAGGCCAGCACTGTGGACCGAATTTTGCGCCACTCGCCGGGCGTGCAGCGGGCGAGCATCGCAAGCCGCTTGTCGTCATTCGGTAGGCCATTGTCGGCCGACAGCCAGGCGTGGAACAACAGCGCGGCATAGGCACCAGTCTCGCGTGCGTCGAGGTGCTGTGTGTCTGCCATGAAGGCGCGGACATCAACCGGCAGATACGGGAACTCAGCCATGTTGAAGCCTCACGGACAGGAGCGCGATGACCATGTCGTAATGCTCGCGCCAGCGAGGGTACGCGACGCTCCGGAAGTCTATGGCCTCCGATCCCTTGCCTGTGTTGCACCACGGGCAAATCGGCTGAAGGTTCTCTATCGCGTCTGAGCCGCCCTGATAGATTGGCTCGATGTGGTCTTTCTCGCAGCGGTGTTCGCGCCCACACCGGATGCAGCGACCACCAAAAATCGCTCGCAGCACTTCCCATTCTAGGGCCGTGTGCGTGCCCTTCTCACGCGCAGCCGCCAGCCTTGCGGAGCGTTTCTGGGACGCTTTGTGCTGGCGGTCCCGCGCGGCAAATGTCGAACTTGCGGCCCGACGCACGATGGGCGTAGTTTGGGATTCGGTTGTCATCGCCTTCCTAACATGTTGCCCACGAGCGCTTTCCAGGGCGCGCGAGGGTGGCGGGTGTCAGAGGTGGAACCTGTGTTAGGCAGGCCCGGTCCTCGCGGATGCCGGCCTCTGACGGGATGGCATATAACGCGCCAACCATCTGCCTTACTAGGGCTTCAACCTCAGCCCTAATTGTAGCAGAACACATCTGGAACGCCAACAAATGCTGGTGTTTCATGGGGGATTCCGCCTCAACTCGGCATATGCGGCGGCGGCGCCTAGCCGGCACTTGTTCGCGATCTTGATGAACAGCTTGTATTCATCCGTTCCGGGGAGAGGGCGTGTTGGCTTCCGCCCGGGCTTGACGCCGGTTGCCCTGCATGTCGCCAGACGGCGGGCGATGCTTTCATCCGAATTGAACCGCTTGCGCTTGGGCCAGTTGAGATTTCGGGCGATACGGCAGAGCTTTCCGCGCGTCAGCCCAAACCGTTCCGCCACGTCCACAAGGCGCGCATCGCGGGCGAGATAAGCGGCTTTCATGTCCGCATACTTGTCCGCACTCCCCCAGCCCCACGGCGGCTCTGTGGTCGCGGACGGGCCTTGGTGGACTTGCTCGTCGTGCTTCCGGAGCCCCATGCTATGCCGCCTCCTGAGCGAACTTGGTGGTCATAGGAACGCCTCTTGCTTTGGGGCGGTTTTGGGCTCGGCAAAGAGGCGGGGCTGCTTGTAGGCTTCCTCTATGCGGCGGCAGGCGATGTCGAAATAGCGCGGCTCGACCTCGATGCCGATGAACTTCCGGCCGAGTTTCATGCAAGCAACGCCGGTCGTTCCGCTTCCCATGAATGGATCTAGGACAGTCCCAGCCGTCCTCTTAACCAAGACCTTCATCAACTCGACGTGCTTCTCTGTCGGGTGTCCGCTGGCCTCGATGCCGGTCATGCCAGGGAAAATCACACAGAACGGCAGAACACGACTCGCGCGCTTCTTGCCGTCCGCGTGAAACTCATAAATCGGTTCGTAGTTGTCTGGCCGGTTGGTGTTCGTCCGATACCAAATATGCGTGGCAACATGCGGACTGGCGCTCACGATCTCGTCTATTTCATCCCAAAACGCCAGAACATGCCTAGCGGGAGCGTCGCGGATCACCTGCCGCGCCGTCTCGATTCCTTCGTTGAAGTGGCCAGCATTGTTTGGATAAGGCGGGTCCGTCACGACGGCATCGACCTTGCCGAGCGTCGGCAGGACGGCCAAGCAATCAGCGTTAAACAATACGCAATCCCCGATGATCCGGTGGGGGAAATGCTTTGCCGCTTCGGGCACCATTTGATATTCTTCCGACATGCTTCTAGCAACCCAAGCGCGCAACGGGCGCGTGTATCAAATTCCCGATCTCGCTGGCCTTACCTTTGGCCGTCTTGTCGTCTCCGCTTATGCGGAGAAGCGCGGGAAGCTTCACTACTGGCTGTGCCGCTGCGAGTGCGGAACGACAAAGACCGTAGAGGGATGGGCGCTGCGTAAAGGCATCACGCAGAGCTGCGGCTGTCGGCAGCGCGAGATTGTCAGTAAGCGCGGGCCTGCCCATTGGCACTATCGCGGAGGGAAGTCGCACGACGCCAACGGGTATGTGACTATCACGTCCAAAGGCCACGTGGGTACGGGGCGGCGTGAACACCGCGTGGTGATGGAGCGCTATCTGAAGCGCTCTCTGAATCGTGACGAGATTGTCCACCATCGCGACGGCGACAAAACCAACAACGCCATTGAAAACCTTGAGGTAATGACGCGGGCGGCTCACGGGAAACACCATCACGGATAGAGTGCAGTCGCCTATGATCTCGACGCGGCTCACATCCACCCCCAGATCACGAACCCAACGACAGGCGAGACGGCAATCACGAGCGCGAGGATGGTCAGCACCACCGGCGGCTTGTCCTGGTGTACAGGCGTGATCGACGAGGGCGTAAGCGGGTGGATTTTCGACAGCCAGTCGGTCATGTGAGCCTCCATTCGATGTCTGGATAAAGCGCTTTCGCGAGAGCCCATTTGATTTTGAAGGCCGGCGTCAAAACGCCTTTGCGATCCTCGACCACGACGTATCCGTTTTCTTGGTATCGCCAGTCGCCGACATAGGTGCAGATCAGCTCGCCATAGACGTGCAGGGGAAAGCGCGGCTGACGTGTCAGGCCAGTGATGACGCCCGCCTTCTCTAGCAGGACCAGTTCGGCATCGCGCTTCGCCTCTGCCTTGGACGCGAACCTCACGCCGTCGACCACGACAGGCTTCGCCCCGTACTTGTTGCGGCGCTTCATGCCTTCACCTTCCAGACGCGCAGGCAGGCAAGGCGAGCGGCTTCCAATGCAGCCTTTGCCCTATGGGAGCGTGTGCGGGTGTAGCGCGCGAGGGCCAGATCAGCGGCAAGCTCTGCGGCGATCAGGCGGGCGGCTGGGCAGGGACGGCGGCGGGTCATGTGGCCACCATGTCAATGCGTCGGCCGATCCAGGCCATCACCGGCACGGCCATTGAGTTGCCCAACGCCTTGTAGCGAGGCCCGTCTGCGGCAGGCTTCCCGCGGTACGGGATCAGCGTGTAGTCGTCTGGGAAACCCTGCAGCCGCTCGCATTCGCGAGGTGTCAGGCGGCGAACGGCGGTCGCCTGATTTAGGGAAATCTGACCGCCCGCCCGTAGAGTGGGCGACTGTTCCTCGCGCTCACCCCAACTACTCGCCTTTGCGGATTGGTCTGAATTGAATGCGACCACGACATCGCCGCCGTGATCCTTTGCAGAGAAGGCCACGGCGAGCGTTTTGTTAGCTGTTAACGCTCGCGTGCGGCCGGGTTTATCCGTAATGTAGGAGCGCGACTTGCCCCGGAACGAAACGTCAGCCCCGCCGCCTCCGGCCTGCCAATCGAACGTCATGGGCACCAGCGGCGTCCCCCTGCCCGTTCCGTCCTCGCTGGCGTCGTGGCCGTTGGCGCGGAGGGTGTGGGCGATCAGCGTCTCCGTCTCGTAGTCCTGTCGCCCCATGCCGCCAGCGTTGAGGCAGTGGGAAACACTGGGGATTAGGCCGCCGTCGCAATCGAAGTCGGTTCCGAGTCCGCCACCGCCTGAAGGGCGCGCGCTAATTGTGGGGGCAACTCTTTCCCCCGCTTCCCGGCGCGGCGCAGGATTCCCGAGCAGGCTTTCGCGCTCAAAAAGAACCGCGGCGGCACGTCGCCAGTCTCCAAGATGTCCGACAACGAACACGCGCGCCCGTCGCTGGGCCAGGCCGAAATGTTGTGCATCGAGCACCCGCCAGGCGCACTGATACCCGATGTCCCCCACTGTCCCGAGGAAGGCACCAAAGTCCCGTCCGCCTCCCGAACTAAGAAGTCCGGGCACGTTCTCGAAGACAAACCAACCGGGCCGCAGGCGATTAACCACTGATAGGGCGTAGAGGGCCAGGTTACCGCGCGGATCATCCAGTCCGAGGCGCTTTCCGGCGACCGAGAACGACTGGCAGGGTGAGCCGAAGACGATGCAGTCAACAGGTCGAGTTGCACGAATATACTCCCAATCCACCTTGGTCACGTCGCCCAGATTGGGAACGTCGGGGTAATGGTGTGCCAGCACGGCTGAGGGGAACTTTTCGATTTCCGCCACCCACTGGCATTCCCAGCCCAGCGGCTTCCACGCCACGCTGGCGGCTTCGATGCCGCTGAACATCGAACCGAACCTCATGCGTGCCTCGCCAAGTAGGCCAGCGCCCGTGTGCGGAAGTCGTCATCCTCCACACCAGAAAGGCGAATGTTACAGCGATGGCAGAGGAGTCCGCGCACCTTGCCTGTGACGTGGTCATGGTCAATGCAGACACGGTTCATCGGCCTCGCGCAAATCCCACATGCGCCGCCGTGGGCTCGGACCATAGCTTCGTGGTCTTCTTTGTTCAGGCCGTACCTAGAGGCCGCATTCCATGCAGCCTTTCGCTCCGGGCGACCATGTTTTAGGCGTGATGCCTTTTGCGCCGCGTTGGCGCAGGGCTTGCACCATGAATGACGCCCGCTTGGTCCTGTCGGCTGACGATGGAACTCGGTCAATCGGCGAGTTTCACCGCACTTCGCACAAACCTTGGTCGCCACCGTAGCGGCCTCGATGCCAGAACAGACGCTCAGGTATCTCATCCCGCCCTCCTGTTCTCAGGTGCTGGGCCGCGTAGGAATAAAGGGATGGCGAGGTCAACGTCGGTATCGTGCGGCGACACGGGCGGGGCAGCCACCGCCCCCTCGGCATGCCCTACATGGTGGCTGTTGTGGGTCGCCGACGCGCTTCCCGCATCACCGCACGATTCTGTAATGCCGTCGTCGCCGTCTTCCGGCATGGGAGCCGCCGGCTGGGACACGCTTGGGACAGCCAAAGCCCTGTGAATGCTGGACTTTGACGTGCCGGTAATGCGTCCCGCTTCTCTCAGGGACAGCCCGCCGCGCACGAGGCCAACGGCGGTATCGAGGGCGTGCTGGTACACGTCGCGCAGGGTGTCGCGTTCGGCCCGGTCGGAGGCGTCCATGCGGCGCTCCTGCACCACCCAGCGCACGGTCTTCACGTCGTATCCGACGCCTTTTGCCTCGGCATAGATGTCGCGGATGTCGCCGGCGATCTCTTTCCGCTCGTGTTCAAGGCGCTCGATGCGCTCGACGAAGGACTTGAGGCGTTCGCCCGCTATCGGG